GTTGCACCTGTTGCAACAACACCAACGACACCTGTCACACCACAACCAATGGAAGAACAAGGTGATCCTGCGTTGTTACCTGCACCCGCACCTGATCCAAACGCAGTACCCGCACCTGATCCAAACGCAGTACCCGCACCTGATCCAAACGCAGTACCCGCACCTGAAGAAGTTCCTGTACCTGAAGAAGAACCAATGTCCGACGAAGATATGGGAGGTAACGAGGAAGAAGTTACATTCAAAACAATTCAAAAACTTACAGGTAAATTAGCTCAAAAAATCAGAACATATTCTGGTGAAGAAGAAATGAGTTCTAATAACACAAAATATGTTATTAATTCAATTTTATCGGCACTTGATTTAACAACTTTAGAAGAGGATGATGTTGAAGATATTATTTCAAGATTAGAGGGTGAAGAAGAGGAAGTTGATAATGAAGAAGAAGGATTAGAAGGTGAGGAAATGGATACCGAAGGTGAAGGAATGGAAGGTGAAGTTACAGAACCTGAAGCTGAAGTAGGGGAAGGTTATGACAACTTTGGAGGAGCATTTAATGATTATCTTGGGGCGGCATACTCATCAAAAATGTCAGACAATTTAATGAATGAATTTGATGATGAAGAATATGACGAATATGAGGATGATTTTAATTATCCAAAACATGGGTCAAGAGGAAAAATTAGAAGATATGATGATGAAGAAACATTTGAAGATCTTTTCACCGAGTCTAAAGTAGATAAAATCATTTCAAACTATTTCGCAGTTGACAAAAATGAAAAATTAATAAAAGAACAAAAACAACAACAAACTTTAAGAAAAATAAACGAAAAAGAAGTTTATAGATTATCAGAAACTATAAAACAAGAAAGATCTTCTTTGAAGTTTATGGAAAATAATCCTAAAGCAATTTTAGTTGGTGCTACCGTTAAGAAAAATTTAGTATTTAAAGACGGTATTAATGAATTTAGAATAACAACAAACGGAGAAGTTATATGAATAATTTAATTTACATAAATGGTATGGGTCCCAATTATAAGGGAGACAATCTTTATGAATTTATATTTTCAGACACTTTAGAGGTTTGGGGTGAAAATTGGGAATCAAAACCAGCAAATGGTTACCCACTTCCTCCCGATGTTGAATATATTAAACGAGTTGGGGTTTTAACTAACGGAGAGATAACATTGGAGTTGGTACAAGACTCTGATGTTTTTTCAGTTATAGACTCAATGGATGGTGTGTTAGCGTTAGGGTGGGAAAAAGAGAATAACAATGTTGATTTCTCAATCGTCAAAAGATTAGTATTTAAATTTGGGGATTCAGAACAAGACGTAAAAGATAAACTATATGAACGAGATATCGTTCTTGAATTCGAAAAAAAAGTGGTATATGAAAGCTAAAGATCACGTTTTAAATTTATTATCTCACGGGTTTAAATTTGACACCGTTGCAAGATTAAATGAATCACAGGTAAGAGTACTATCTGAGAAAATTTCTAAAGAGGAAAATAAAGAACAAGTTACCGAAGTCCCAAATAATAAAACTTATAAAGTTGGACCTAAGGGTGGTCAAATTGGTAACCTAAGTATTAGTCAAGACCCATCAACTAAAGAAGTTATGGTTCAAACAAAAAGTCAAATGGAAGAAGATGCAACATTAGATGTTGTTAACGATCCTGATGCCACAGAAGATGGTATGGGAATTTTTGAGAAATTTGAATCAAAATCACAACAAAGATTGTTTTATTCAAGATGTGGTAATGGTAAAACAAAAACAGAAAAAAAATGGTGTAAATGGGCAAAAGAATTTTCTAAAGAAACTAACTATGAAACAACACCTGAGAAAAAAGAAAAAAATGAGTCTGATGAGAAATTTTTAGAAGAAAGTATTATAAGATTAATTGAAAAAAATATTAGCCCTAGAATGAGTAAAGGTGATTTAATTCGTACTATTAACGAAAAATCACAAGAATCATCTATGATATTGAAAAACCCATTAAAAAATACTATGTTTTCACATGAATCAGGAATTGAAATGAAACGTATGAAAAAACCGACAATGGGAATGCCAGTTATGGGAACAATGGAAGAAAATACCAAAGAAAAAGAAAGAACAAAAGAAAGAACAAAAGAAAAAGGTAAAGAAAAGGATAATCCATTTAAGAATCCTAACCCCGGAACAAAAGAGAAACCAAGAGGTTATAGAAAAAATATGGAAGAAAATACTAAAGAAAAAGAGGCTCCTGTAAAAGAACCTGGTATTAAAACTCCACCAAAAAGAAGAGACAATCCATTTAAGAATCCTAACCCAGGAACAAAAGAAGCTCCAAGAGGTCAAAGAAAAACTAAGGATGAAATGAAAAAAGATTTTATCGGATTAATTAAACAGGCTTTAACTAAATAAAAATGAAAGAAAAATATATACAACGTATAATTAATAAGGTCATTAACGAAGCACCTGTTGATTATGGTGATTACCCTGAAAGAATGCATCCAAGAACTCAAAGTAATATTGAGGATCCTGAGAAAAATTTATATGGTAAAAATAAGGCCTTTAGAGGTGGAACCTCTGATGTGGAAAAAATGACATCAAAACGATTTAAGGATATTGTGGATTACGTTAAACGTTATTACGGTATTGTTGATGATCAAGGTAGACCTAACAAAACTATTAATATCACTGACCCAAGAATTAAATACGGAATTCAAGTGGAGCAATCTAGATCAGTGGGTGAGGCAATGAGAATTGAAGCGAATAAAAAAGATGAATTAAAAGATTTAGCTTTAGAAATTTCGGCCAAAGAAGAAGGGTGGTTACCATATAGTAAAACTTTAGAGGATGCAATAGATGAGGATTTAATTGAAAAAGTAGAATCAAGAGGTGCGGGCACAAAATACAAATTTGAATTTATTAATGTTGAAGTATACTTGAACGAAAAAAGAATTAACCCTAATCAGTTCCAAATGGAAAAAGAGGAAGAACCTGAGTTTGAACTTCCAGATAATTTTTCTTTTGACGTTGACGAATTAACTCCACAAGAAGAATTCCAACTTGAGGTTGAAAAACGAAATGTTATTAATGCGATTATTCAAGGTAAAGGTAAAAAAGGTCAATTCGCATTCCAAGCATATAAAGATAGATTAGATGAGATCGACCCTCGTTTGTACCCACTGTATAATAAAATTATGTCGGCAAATGATTTAATGTATTTTACTGAAGAAGATTTAATTGATCAAATGGGAGGAAACGCTGCTGGTTCATCAGGTGTTGATGAAGATGGTGAAGATGAGGATAAAGACTTAGTTATTGCAAATGGGGTTATATTTCCTATTTTGTTACATGAGTTAGTTAAAGGATTTGCCGCAATCCCAACAAGAGAACAATGGAGAGATATGGAACCAGGAAAGGCTCAAGATGTAATGGGACAAACAGATGTATTCTCAAACGAAAAGATGCAATTTAGAGTAGGGGGTGAATTAATTACAAAATTAAGATTCCTTTTACCTGATGACTTAACTGTAAATGTTGAAAATAGAGATCTACTACCATTCTTTGAAAGATTACTTTACGCAGTTCCTGCTGAAGAATTCTTAAAAGAAATTATGGCAAATGTGGTTTCTGAAGATCCAAGAGATAATGAAAAAGTTAAAAGAAAATTCAACGAACTTTTAGTTAAAGCAAAAGAAGATTATAAAAAATATAAAGGTGATGATGACGATGAAGATTATGAAGATGAAGATGATGATATCTTATCTAAATTAGGATTCTAATACAATCACAAAATACTTTAAACCCCCTTTTATGAAAATAACTGGGGGTTTTGATATTTATATAAAAAGAATTTTATGGGATTAACTAAAGAACAAGTAATGTTGGAATATGTGAAGTGTATGAAAGATACCCCATACGCATTAAAAACATATCTACAAACATACGATAACACAGTTTCAAAATATGTCCCATTGGAGTTATTTCCCGATCAGATATCATTACTAAAAGATTATGAAGATTATGAGGAAAATATCGCATTAAAGTATCGTCAGGCGGGTGTATCAACGGTAACAGGTGCATGGATCTCAAAGAGATTAGTCTTTGCGAAGAAAACACAACCTGAGAAAATTCTTATTATCGCCAACAAATTGGATACGTCTATGGAGATGGCTAATAAAATACGAGCCTTTGTGGATCAATGGCCAAGTTGGGTTGGTGCAGGATTCTCTAACGATAAAAATTCACAAAAACATTATAAATTAACAAATGGGTCTGAGGTAAAAGCGGTAGCAACATCAAAAGATGCCTTGCGTGGTTTTACACCTACAATCCTTGTATTTGATGAGGCGGCGTTTATCGAAGCGGACAGTGATTTTTGGGCGGCTTGTATGGCGTCCTTATCCACAGGGGGTAAGGTAATTGTGGTTTCAACACCAAATGGTTATGATCCGATTTATTATGAAATATATGATCAGGCATTAAAGGGAATGAATAACTTCAAAATCTCTGAGATGTTTTGGTACCGAGATCCAAGATATTCAAAAGATTTATATTTGGTCCCAACTGAGGATTTA